CAGCCCGCACCTACATCAAAAACAGCGCCTTTAATTCCTTGTTTTAAAATAAAATCAGCTAAAATTAAAGAATCACTATTATAACGATACCCTTGTGACAATTGTGCTAGCGTAATCAAATCTGACATATATTTTAATGCGTTGGAATTTTAATGCGTTTTGGAGGTTGTTCTTTAAATATATTTTGTTCTTTTGTTATATTATTATCTTCTTTAAAATTTACTGGGCTTTGTGCTGTCAAAAAAGAAATTACAAAAGTTATAAAAAAAGCAATTTTTATCATAATAACACCTCATAAAATGGTGTCCACGGCGAACACCTAACAATAACTATAAAATACCATAAAATATAAATTTTAAATATTTCAAATTTAATTTGGCTACAAAATGGCTACAAAAATTAAAATATAAAAATAGGTTTTTCTTTCTTTTCTATTTTTTCATTTAATATATCTGCAGTTTCAAAATTATACCATAAAGTTGGATTAATTGCATCTTTTGCTAATTCTTCAGCTTCACTTCCATTTCCACCTTCATTATCAGAATCATCGCTTTGCTCATTTATCATATCAGGAGTTTCTGCTGTAATGCTTTGAACAACATCAAAAATCTTACTAGCTCCGCTTAGTAAATTTCCAACAATATTTAAAGTTGATTCAAAAGTTGTCATTTCTTGTGCTGCTTGTGCTGTATTTTTTGTAAAATCTGCAGCTAAATTCCAATTATTAGCACCCCAAGCACCTAAAAAATTAACCAAACCCCAAACAGCATTAAGAATTGAAAATAATTTATTTCCAGTAAGTGAACCCACGGCTAAACCTAAGCTAATTCCTAGTGTGATACCCGCAGCTACATTCTCACTCACTCCTATCAATGTTCCTAGCCATGCACCTTGTCCGCCAATCCACCAAGTAGCTACAGCCAAAATAATAGTAACAATAGGTGCCAAAAAGCTTAAAATTCCTTTGCTTGATTTTTCGTATACATAAAGATAATAAAAACTATCCCATAATGCAAACCATCTATCTCTACGCCCATAAGGTAAATTTGAACTTTTTCTATATAACGGATATACACTTGGCGTAACACTTGTATCTTTTTTTCCAAAGCTTTGATTATTGAGGTAAGAATAAGCAACATAAGGCTCTTCATAACAAACTAAATTAAACCCATTATAAAAACATAAAGGAGTTGCATATTTGCATTTATAATTTTCTTTTATTGAGTTAAATACTTCAAAAAAAGATATCTTTTTGCTTGTTAAAGTATAATATATTTTACTCGGATCACTCTCTCTAGTTTTTTGTGCTTTCTCATATACATTATAGGTTATTTCTACTTTTTCGATTCTAAATATATTTTTATTTAATTCTTTAAAATCATTATAAAATTTTTCAACATCAATGCATAATTTTTTATAAGGTTTTCCAAAAGTTGGTTTAAATTCAACATTTTCTACTTTAATTTCTGGTATTTTAATATCATCAATACTAGGATATATCCATTCATTATTTTTTTGGATGGTTTGAGAAAAAATAACTACTTCTATATCATTTATAAGCATTTCATAATTTATATTTTCCAATGCCTTATTTAATATATCTTTGAAATTTATTTTTTCATCAATATAAAAAAATCCTTTTCCATTATATTTCCAAGCTTTTTCTTTTTCAAATAAAAGAGCTAAATTATTTGGAAAACCATAATAATACTGCATACTTCCTAAATTATAATTAGTTCTTATTTCGCAAATATCATGATATATTCCATTTTCACTACTAGGATCTCCCTGATAAGGTTTGTATGGATCTTGCCCTACGAAAAATTGGTTAAGTCCTAAATCGTTATAGTTTTCCTTATTATAAGGTGCAGTGCTAGAACTTTTAATGTTATATTTTTTCACTATATACGAATTTTTAAATAGCGGATGGTTTATATTTTGAATTTGACTTCTACCTTTTCTTACAAGTTGTTTATGTAAAAGCTCAACATATTTATTTACCCCTATCATAGCATAGGTAAACCATTGTTTATATACTTCTTGTGTATCCAATTCTCCTATGTTTGATGGATAAGCAGGCTTAAGAGTATAATTTCTCATAAGCCTTTTTTCATCTATAAGCATTATGAAGACTTTTCTATATTTTCTATCTTTTCTTTAACAAGCTTCATAATTTCTTGTGGTATATCAAGACCACCGGTACAATATCCAAATTGAACACTCTGTGTAACTTTTGCAGCTTCTATTCTTAAATTATCATCTATCTGTGAAGTTTGTCTAGCTATTAATGCAGGTTTTGCTTTTTCTGTTTCTGTTTGAGCTCTTAAAAGTAAAGCTTTTTCAGCGTTAAGCTCGTTTTCATCGCCTTGTAAAATCATGGATAAAGCTGTATTTTGACTTTGAGCCACTATGGTTTGTCCAACACTTACCAACGCTTGTGCCAAGCTTTGAAATTGTTGGTCATTTCTTATAACATTATCGTTTCCAAATTGTTCTAAAAGCTTTTTAAATTCTCCAAATGGAGATTTTTCTGCTAAACTCATTTCTAAAATTTGCGGATAAATTTCTTTAAATGCTTCAAGTCTTTTGTTGTAATCAACATTTGTATTACTCATTATTTAGCTCCTTTATTTTGCTTATCTGGATTTCACACTGTTTGTATTTGTAAAAAAGCATAGAATAAGCATTTAAAATATCTAGTTCATTTTTTGCCTTTGGCTTTTCAAGGGGGCTTAATGTTAGTAGTTCTTGCGGAATTCTTACTTTTTGAATTTCTATTTTGGTTACTACTTGTTGAGTTTGCATCCCACAACCTATCAACGACATCGTTAAAAAGCTTGGTAATATTATTTTCATTGCTTTTATAAATGTATTCTTTAACATATTGCACCCTTTCTTGTACTTGATTTTTTTGATTGTTTGCTTCATTTAAAGCCTTTAATTCTGTTTTATGAATTTGATTTAATTCTTTTAATTTTTCTTGATTATTTTCATTTATTTTTAAAGCCAAAGCTAAATCACTTTGACTTTTTTCTAATTTTGCTTGAGTGCTATCAAGTCTTAGATAAAAATACCCTGCTAAAATTGTCATAAGTACTAAAGCAATATAAAGTTTTTTATCTCCTAGGATATATGAAAATATAGAACTCATGCTAACTCATTTGTTATTTCTAATTTAATGTCTTCAAGATTTTTACCATACACCAAATCATAAAATTCTTTACAAGCTTGTCTGCTTTGACCGACACTTTCATCACTCTTAGTTAAACCTAGTAAAATACAACCTTTTGTATCTTTGTCTGTATTTCCCCAATGTATTAAAATGTGTCTATCAAAAGGTACATCATCGTTGTAGATATTTAAAACGCTATCATCTTCTTTTAATACAATAACTCCTGCAACTTCTTTTTTTCCTTTATCATTAAAACTAGAATTTATATGTCTTTTCAAATCATAAACTCCAGCAGGTATTCTTAAATCTTTGCCACTTTCTAAACCTTCTTTGTCTTCTTCTAAAGAAAAACATTCAAAAAGAATTTTATCATCATCATCTAAAACCTTAAATTTACCAATAACGCAAGTTTTTCCTGTGTATCTTCTATTAATTGTTATTTTCATTATAATTCCTTTCTTTTTATTTTTTGTATTTTATTTTTAGATTTAAACTCATTTTTCTTCTTCAAATTCAAATAAAAAAGCATTATCACCATAGGTAGTTTTATCAATTTCTTTTTTTATTCCTATAAAGCTTCTCTCGACTATAATTTCATTTTGAACTCTAAGGGCTTTTTGCATTTTTATATTTGAAAGATTGACATTTCCATAATATCCAGCTTGCCTATAAAAAAGACTCATAGGAATTTCATTTGTAAAAAGCTCTATACTTACACTATTTTTTATATTAGAAGCCCAAAGACAGCATTCATTTGCATTGCCATCATATTTTTTTAAAGCATTGGTAATATTATGCCAAGCAGGATCATTATAAATTCCGCTCGTTTTGATATTTCCTTCTATTTGATTTTTACTTGGTTTTGAAAGAACGCTAACTTCAGTATAATTTTTAGATTTTAAACCCATTCCATCTTTAGTGATTAAAAAACTGCCTTCATTAAGTCCTTTTATAATTTGCGTAGTGCTTGCTAAAGAATTTTCAAAACCAAA